GGATTGGCGGACAAGACTGAGATCAGCGGTCCCGGCGGCGGGCCGGTCCAGTCCATCAACGCAGAGATGACCGCTGAGGAAGCGGCCGACCTCTATGCGCAGACGCGGGACGCGCGGTGACCGTTCACTGGCCTCCCGACTACGTGAAGCTATTCGCCTGGCGTCAGCGTCAGCTTCTCGCCTTCCGGTCCAATCCTCAGCTGCTCAAAGCTGCCCTCATCTATTACAAGACCAAACCTGTTGAGTTCATCTGCGACTGGGTTGATACCTATGACCCGCGCAACGCTGGGGTGCCTGGCAAAATCACCCGTATGCCGTTCATCATGTTTGACCGGCAGCGGGACCTGACCCGGTTCATATACGCTTGCCTAGAGGGCGAGGCGGACGGCCTGGTTGAGAAGTGCCGGGACGCGGGNGCCACNTGGGATGCCGTGGCAGTCTCGGTCCATCTCTGGCTGTTCTGGGANGGNATCTCNATTGGATGGGGCTCNCGCAAAGAGCAGTTGGTTGANAAAATNGGTGACATGGACAGCATCTTTGAAAAGATCAGNNCCGTGATCCGAGGCCTGCCACCTGAGTTCCTGCCCGAAGGCTTCAGCGAAAAAGACCACTTGGCATATATGAGGGTGCTGAACCCNAAGACNGGAGCGAGTATCACCGGTGAGGCTGGGTCNAACATCGGTCGCGGCGGACGCAAGCGCATCTACTTCAAGGATGAGAGCGCCCATTATGAGCGACCNGACCTGATCGAGGCTGCTTTGGGCGACAATACCCGCGTNCAGATNGACATCAGCTCGGTGAANGGTACAGGNAANGTCTTCCANCGCCGCNGGGAGAANGGNGTNGAGTGGGAGCTTGNTCAGCCTGTCGTCAAGGGNAAGGCCAACGTCTTTGTGTTNGANTGGACCCATCACCCTGACAAAACCCAGGAGTGGTACAACGAGCGCCGCCAGAAGGCTGAGGATGAAGGACTGCTCCACATCTTCGCCCAGGAGGTGGACCGGGACTACAGCAGCTCGGTTGAAGGTATCATCATCCCGAGTGAGTGGGTGAGGAGCGCCGTGGACGCGCACATCAAACTCCAGTTCATGGATGAGGGCAAGTGGATCGCGGGCTTGGACGTGGCAGACGGCGGGGGCGACAAGAACGCCCTGGCCCAGCGCCGTGGTGTGGTGCTTAAGCAGGTGGAGGCCTGGGGCGCCGTGGATACGGGCGTCACCACCCGGCGCGCTATCCAGAAGCTGATCCGCCCGTCTGAGACCTCCCTCATGTATGACTGCATCGGGGTTGGGGCTGGAGTCAAGAGCGAAGTCAACCGGCTCAGGGCAGCGCAGATGGCGGGTGAGCGTACCGAGTTCCTGTTCCCTGTGGGGCTCAGGGTTGAACCCTGGAACGCGGGTGCCGCCGTCCTGTTCCCCGAAAAGCGAGTCATCAGGGGTGATAAGGAAAGCCCATTGAACAAAGACCACTATCTGAACCTCAAGGCTCAGGCCTGGTGGGAGCTACGCGCCCGCTTCTGGCGCACGCACCGCGCGCTCACCGAGGGTATCGACTATGACACAGAGGACCTGATCAGCATCGACAGTTCAGGCTTCACCAAGGAGGCTCTTGCCCAGCTCATCAAGGAGTTGAGTCAGGCCACTAGCTCTCTCAGCCCAGGTCGGTTAAAGTTGATGGTTGATAAGTCACCTGAAGGGACAAGGTCCCCAAATATGGCTGATGCAGTGGTGATGGCTTACTGGCCGGTTACGAGCCGGTACACGTTGGAGAACATTGGATGACCTTGCCCACTGCAGACAGCCTTCGGTCGCTCATCACCGGATTGGGCGATCCCTCCATTGACAAGTCTGCTTCGGTCGTGTACGGTCACCATATCCTCACCGACCTCCAGTTGCTCAACGCCTACCGCAACACCTGGCTCGCAAAGAAAATCATCAACATTCCGGCTCTTGATGCGTTGCGCAAGTGGCGTGCCTGGCAGGCCGATCAACAGCAGATCACGTTGATCGAGAAGGAGGAGCAGCGCCTGGGTCTGAAGCTCAAGCTTCTCCAGTGCAAGACGCTCGCCCGGCTGTGGGGTGGAGCAGTCATCTACATTGGCGACGGGGGTGACGCTTCCCTGCCCTGGGATCATGAAGCCGTCAAGAAGGGCGGGTTGAAGTACCTCACCGTCATGGGCCGGCGTGAGGTGGTTGCAGGTGAGCTGGAGCAGGACCCAACCCTGGAGAACTACGGGTGGCCGGTCTCCTATCAGGTCGCCAACGGTCGGACGTTCCTGGATGTTCACCCCTCTCGTGTAGTGGTTCAGATCGGTGAGCCCCATCCTGACCCCTGGAACACCAGTATGAACGTTGGGTGGGGGGACAGCGTACTGCAGGCCATCTGGACGGCCCTGACCAATGCCGACTCCACAGCTGCCAACGTCGCCTCGCTGGTCTTTGAGGCTAACGTTGATATCTACAAAATCCCTGACCTCATGCAGCACATGAGCAGCGCGGTATATCGCAACAAGCTCATTGACCGCTTCACGCTCGCCAACATCGGCAAGTCGGTGAGCCGCGCGCTCATTACTGACACCGATGAGGAGTATGACCGCAAACAGATCAGTTTCAGCGCACTTCCCGACGTGCTTCAGCAGTTTCTGATCCTTGTATCAGGCGCCTCGGACATCCCGCTCACCCGCCTACTTGGACAGTCCCCCTCTGGACTGTCCTCCACTGGTGAGCATGATATGAAGAATTATTTCGACCGTGTGACCTCCATCCAGACGCTGGAGATTGGCCCGGCGGTGTATAAGCTGGATGAAGCCCTCATCCGTTCCGCTCTCGGCAGCAGGCCTGATGAGGTGTTTTACACTTGGGTTCCTCTGGAGCAGATGAGCGAGAAGGAGCAGGCTGAGATCGGTAAGATGAAGGCTGAGACGGCCAATATTCTCACCACCACGGGCCTGTTTATGCCTGAGGAACTACGTGAGGTTGTTGGCAACCAGTTTGTGGAGGATGGGTTTTATCCAGGACTCGGTGACCTCCTCAAGAAGAACGGTGAGCAACTTCCTGAGTTTGATCTGGAGCGACGTGCAACCGAGGCTGGGGTGAATGCTCTGGAGAACCCGGAGCCTGAGGTGGCAGGACCGGGACAGCCAGTCAAGGACGCCACCCCGCTCACCCTCTATCTGCGCAGGGACGTGCTAAACGCGGATCAGATTATCAAGTGGTTCCAAGACCAAGGCGTCCCGGAAGTCTATGCGGCTGAGAGCATGCATGTCACAATCGTTTACAGCAAGACGGCTGTGGACTGGATGAAGATGGGTGAGCCCTGGGACGCGCGCCTTGAGCTTCCCGAGGGTGGACCTCGGTTGCTTGAGAAGTTTGGGGGTGGTGGGGACGTTTTGGTCCAGTTGTTTGCGTCCAACGAGTTGCTCTGGCGTCATGAATTCGCCAAGGGGATTGGCGCGACCAGCGATTACCCCGACTATCAGCCCCATATTTCCATTAGTCTCCAGGCCGGAGCCGTGGACCTCATCAACCTCAAACCTTGGCAAGGACCTATCATTTTGGGTCCTGAGGTGTATGAGGAGATCATCGAAGACCGGCGCGCTGAAGTTAAAACCAACAATTGAGGTGTATTATGTCGCGGTTGATTGAGAAGCTTTTGGACAACCAGACGGCAACGGGTGGATGGGTCAAGATCGGCCCAGGTCCCCATGTCCTCGACTGTGTTGGTACCTTCAACGGCGCCACGGTCAAGATGCAGCGCAAGGCGTCTGATGGAGCCACGGCGCTGGACGTTGGGTCCGACGCGACCTTCACTGCTCCAGGTCACACCCTGGTCACGATCTGTGAGGGTGAATACCGGATGTTTGTGTCGGGTGGACCGCCATCCGGCCTGTACTCTTGGGCGAGGCCGGCTTTCTGATGGCTCAGGCCCTCTTTGCTCCTCTGTCTGGGCTACTTACCGGTAGCCTGACCGGACCTCTCGCCTTGAGCCAGGGTGGGATTGTCAAGGAGGCTGCCCAACTCATCGTCCGTATGACGGTGAAGCCGACTGCGGCCCGCGTGCGGGTGATCGATACCCTGATGCGGGCGCTGCTCACCGCTGGCGTCTGGC